TCTATGACGTGGATCCTTCTTATAATGTTCGAATTCACTCACCAGTGTAGTTTTTCCTGTTCCAGCGCCTCCGACGAGCCAAACCCCAGGACAGGTAGGTGTCACGAGATCGGCTGGACGACAGCCGAACATCGTATTCAGTTTCAGAATGTTGCCCAGATGGCGCAACATCATGCTTGGTTCAATGGCGGCGTACTCCCCGCGTATCGCCAAATCGTACGCCCGGCGATAACGTTCTTTTGTAGAATCACCTCTTGCTGCATCGCCGTATAAGGGGCGGATTCCATCTTCCAGTAATAGACCATCTTTACTTCGTTTGGTTGGATCACAACAATAGTCTGCAGCCTCGTCGACCGACCCTCGCATAGGCTCGAAATGTGCTGCAGGTAGTAGAACTTTACAACCGCCCAGAGCTTTCTTACGATCAAATATGACGAAACCCTGCCAGTGAATTCGGCCCGTAGTAGGACAGCTCTCCTGCTGCTGGACGAGATAACACATTGTCTCCGGATCGTACCACATAAAGCCATCTTTATCCTCGTAACTTGTAAAACACCAGTAACGCGACTGCTTAGCAGGCATAATACAAGTCGAATGAGCGCACCAGCGGGCCGTGTAAGCAATATAATTTAACTCCGAGTAACACGGCGGTCCCCGAGCCCGCGCTCCCCCCGCAAGCGGGGCCCCACCGACTATTTGTTCAGACCCTACTTGCGGGCGCGCCTACGAGACACTCACGACGCCTAGAGCTAGGATAGTAACGTGCTACCTACCTCCAAGGTAGCAGGTAGCACGACTGCCGGGTAATACTAGACCCGGCAGTCATGCTACCACTCAATGCGCATGCGCAAGAAACAACAAACACAGTAAGTACAGTTTTATGATTCGCCCGTAGGCCATTTATTGACATAAGAACGGAAACACTTGAGTGCTTCGAGTTATCGTAATCTCAAGTGGTCATAAAGTTCAAGCACCATCTCGCTCGCGAAAGCTTAAGTAAACAGTCTGCTCGACCTCCCAACGCACAGTAGCCCCCGCACCAGGTGCGGTGTTACTGAAAAGCACTTGATGTCCATAGTGGACAATCCCACCCCCGTTATTACAGTCAAGGTAAGGCGCAGCCCGTGGAACAGAGTTGATGGCTGCTCCAGATGCAGGTGTAGTGAAGATACATCCAGCTACTACAGGTCTGTAGTACACAGTGAAAGGTTTGTATATGATGTGGCGCCTCACTCCAGATTTGTTCAGCGCCTCAGCTACTGTTGAGATGGGTGGCTCTGCACCCCACTTATCGACGGAGCTATATATAACTCCACCAACCGAGATATTTGGGTCCGATTGATTGAACTGAGGCCGGTAAGTATACCGGACACGATTGACTTTGTATCGTCTGAAGAGCGTAGCCCAGTTAGAAAATCCATTAACAGTACTAGGAGTAACATCGAAGCGAAGATTACTGACAGTTTGTGGCGCAAGGCTGATATCAGCGAGCAGAGTGGTGACCTTGAGGTTAATTCCTCTGTTGGAGAGGTTGCCCCTCCTTCCACGACGTCCCATTGTCCTTCTACGTCTGATGGCTGGTCGTCGCTTGACATAACGTCGTTTCGGTGCTCGTTTCCTGTAGACTCGTTTCCTGTACGCCATCGGTCGCCGTCTGAAGAGTTGATGGATCAACATACGCGACTCTCGCACTTATATAGGCGCGCGCCTCTTGAACTTCGTCCGGTATGACAAAGCTTTTATAGCGTCTATTAATAGCCTCAAATGACTCGGCGTCTTTTTCCCAAATAGTGCTGATCATGTACTGTGACGTCACAATAGCACACTTAGGGCGCAGCCATATTGCAGCGCCTTTTATTTCCCCTTGAAATGCGAACTGATGACCCAATTGTTTAAGAATGTCAGTTTGTTGCACATGAAAAGGCGCAAAATCATCAATGACCACTGTCCTTTCGTTGTGATATCCATCAAACCATCTATGACGTGGATCCTTCTTATAATGTTCGAATTCACTCACCAGTGTAGTTTTTCCTGTTCCAGCGCCTCCGACGAGCCAAACCCCAGGACAGGTAGGTGTCACGAGATCGGCTGGACGA